ACCACCCGAAGGTGGCTATAACGACATTACTACATATTGCTTTTGATTATTCAGCTAATTTTCCCATGGTACCCGGGACGAGACTTGAACTCGTACAGCCTAAGGCCGAGGGATTTTAAATCCTGTGTGATATATAAGTATTACATATAATTAGGTAATAAGTTCAACATACCCCAACCTAATTTAATCCAGTTACCTCAACGAGTTAGACCTAATAAAAGCTTGAAATTATGAAGTTGCCCTCTTTATTTGAGGGCCAATTTCCCCGCTCCATCCCCAATACGAACCTCAACCACCAGAGTCGTTTTTTCACCCTTTTTTATTCGCTTGAACTAGAACGTCACATTTTCCACAAATTGCTTCAACCTCCCATTTGACTTGCCTCCTTTGATTTACCGCCATATATGTGAAGGCCATTTAATGATCAATGATGGTTGCGAAATTTTATTTCAATGGGTTAAAGAGCCGTTCGGGTGATCTCGCTCACATGCGCATTTTTACGAGCAAAATAATATTTGCATGTTATAACGTGCATATGATTAAATGCTCGTAACTTCACAACACGAGTGTGCAATAATGAACAAAAAAATTGATCCTGAAAGTAACGAGCCCACAGGTAAAGCGAAAGGTGGAAAAGCTCGTGCAGCTAAAATGACACCAGAACAAAAGAAAGCTCAGTCATTGAAAATGGTGCAAGCAAAAGCAGAGCTAGCCGCCATGCCAAAAGTGATAGCAGGTTCTAACGATGAGCCATTAAAAATTGGTGAAATAGAACTGGAGTGCTATGTCTTAGATGACGAAAATAAAACAAGAGTGTTTTCTCAGCGAGGTTTAGCCTCCGCTCTGGGCTGGGATTCAAGTCAGGCTGCCGCGCGTCTTGCAAACTTTACAGAAGGTGGTTTTTTAAACCCATTTGTAAACAGTGACATACCTGATTTACTTCGTGGCGCGCTGAAATTCAAGAATCCCCACACTCCTGGCTACATGATTGGTTATCCTGCTACCATTTTGGCAGATTTGTGTGATGCTATTTTAGCTGCTGATGCAAAAGGTGTGCTAAAGAAAGGCCAAGAAGAGCTTGGACGCAGAGCGCTTCTTTTAGTTCGGGGATTTGCAAGGGTAGGTATTGTTGCCCTCGTTGATGAAGCTACTGGATATCAAAGGATTAGGGAAAGGGATTCTCTTGCTAAAATTCTCGAGGCCTTTGTTGCGAAAGAATTGCAACCATGGGTACATACTTTTAGCCCAGACTATTATGAGCAACTATGCAGGATTAGAGGAATACCATATCCACCTCAAAAAAGGAATTTTCCAGCATATTTTGGTACTCTAACAAATAAAATTGTTTATGACAGATTAGCCCCCGGACTGAGAGATGAGCTAAAACTAGCTGCCTCTAAAAGCAAAAGAAGTGGAAGGCTTCATCAACATTTAACTCAAGAGATAGGGCACCCGAAACTTAAAGAACACCTATCTTCAGTAGTTACTATAATGAAACTTAGTAATGATTATCAGGACTTCGAAAATAAATTTGAAGTTGTTCACCCTGAACTACCAAAATCATCAACAGATAAGTAATCATGCAACCCGGCCACCGAGCCGGGTTTTATGTGCCTGCAATTCTGCATTGGTTATCGCTCTTTCCTCATGAACTCTGCTGCATCGCGCAGTATCCCTTTGTGGATGGTGTTACCCACGCTCTTGCGCTTATCCTCAAGCCTTTCGACGATGGTATCCCGGTCAATCACACCGCCCTCGGCTACCAGCTCTATCACCGCGCTACCAATCTCACCGGCTATGAAAGCAGAACGATCTTCTTCCCATGAATCACTCATAAGTCACCCATCAGTTTGGATTGTTTGTCCGAATAACATGCCTGATTAGATTAGCGTCTACAACATGGCAAATCTGACAGGTCTGTCTAAACTAAAGGCAGCTGACGAAGAGCAGCTGGTCCGCCAAGACCATGACTACCTACTGATTGCAGCCCACCGTTAACGTGGGCTTTTTTTCCACTCATGATTATTATTTTGGCATTAGAAAAATAATATATCTTCATCAATATATGCTAGGGCTTCAACAATTGCCTCTCCACGCGTGGTTTTATATAGCGGGAAGTCTATAAACTTGAGGCCATTAATAAAAAGTATGCAGCATGTTTTTCTGGATGTATCTATTCTTATATCTTTGAATATCTTAAACGCATACTTCTGGCAAGTTTCACGATCGGCCTTAACTTTCAAGTCTAATTTATTAACATCATCTATTATACTTATTCTTTTTTTCTCTCTTAAAAGTCTCAATGTCGTCTCATTTTTACGAAGCTCTTTATCCAACTCCTTAATTTCATTAGCAAGTACTGACACCTCTGGAGCCATTTTAAGAGCTACTATTAATTTCTCTATTTGATTATTAAGATCAAAGTTACGCGTCGTTATTTGTTGAACTAAGCTTTTGGAATTACCTGACTTTGTAAACTTGGTTGTGAATACTAAAACCTGATGAATCAGAACTGAGTCTATTAACCCCCTCTTAATTGGTGGCGCATAGCAGCGATGTAGACGCCTCATGGGACACACATAATAGCCCGGATTATCACCCGCTACAGTCGTCACTATCATTGAGTGGTTGCATACGCTGCACTTCATGATAGAACGAAATATGTTTATTAAGTTGGGGTTATCTCGTTCACTTAACTTCCCGAAAGGTGAAAGCTTAATATCTTGTACTGAATTAAAAATATCATCACTCATAGCTGGAGGGTAATAGTTTTGGATTTCTTTCATCCCTTTTAGCTTTGAAGCATGTGATGGAACGCAAGTCCCAATCAATGCTTTATTTGATAGCAAGTGTTCAATTGTGGAAGGGTTCCATTCCTTAACTTTTCCTTTAAAGGTTGGAGTGCTTTCATCATTTAGTATTTTTGTTATTTTATTGAAAGACATCCCTTTAATCCTATATTCAAATATGTCTCTTATTACTTTAACCCGTTCATTAATAAGTTCAAACTCTCGCGTCTGTGGATTTAATTTCATCCATCGTGGGCATGCACTTGTCATTACTCTCCCAGTTAGAGCGGCTTCTTCGCGTTTTTTCTCCCAAGCTGATTTTAATCGTTTCGACTTTATTTCACTTTCTTCATTTGCTCTCTGTGCTATCAGAATTGCTTTGATAGAAGCGTATGGGTCATCCAAAGATGAGGCCGTGTAATGAGATCCATCGCATAACGTGACAACCTCTATACCGGCTTTGAGAATATTCCTCAATCTCTCAGTTGCTTCACCTATGCGTTCTCGAGATAGGCGGTCAAGGCTTTCTATAAGCAATACCGTGCCCGGCTCTATCAGCCCAAGATCAACCGCCTCCATAAATTCACCAAAGGCACCTCGTTCAGCATGGGCTCCTGTGTAAGCACTCAAGCCTAAATCCTCATAATTAGTGTCATCCAAATCATACTGCGGATTTAAATCTAGCCACTGATTAATCAGATTTCTTTGTCTTCTTACAGAATCGCCATTTTGTTGGATAGCATTGGAAAACCTCAGGTAAGCAATTGCTCTGCTCATGACAAATTCCTATAAAGAAACAGTCATTTATACTTCCACACTATTGATGTTCATTTTGTGAACAAAATCAAACCTAATTAACTCCCGCCTAGCCACTTTTAGGTGGCTCATTCCCATCAGATTAATAAGCGCAGATTAAACCTTCACACGTAGCAGATCACTAAAGCGGGTCGTATACGCGGGAGAGAGCATTTGTCGCTTCATCTCCCAACTTTTCTGCACGCCCTGCCCTGCAAACCAAACACGCCCCTTCCCACTGTGGTTAATCCCATCCAGCACAGCCATTAGCTGTTCGCTGTTGGACCGCGGCTTATACTCATCGAATAAACCCAACTGCGCCACGCCTTGGCTGTAAAAATCACCGAGCATTACCCCGCACTTCTGAAAGCGGTGCCCATCCTGCCAAATAGCGTCCAAGCACGTCGCTGCGGCGGCCACGATGTCGCGGCTGTCCTGTGTCGGTATCTGGAGCTTTGTCCCGGCGGTCTTGCCGTAATAGACCTCATTAACTGAGAACGGACTGGTTTTAACGAATGCGGAAATGTGCCGGCAATACTGCCGTTCACCGCGCAGCTTCTCCGCAGCTCTGACCGCGTGGCTGCAAATGGCTTCGCGCATCAGCTCGTATTCGGTTACACGGTCGCCGAAGGAACGGGAGCAGACTATCTGCTGCTTGGTTGGTGCAAACTCTTCCAGCTCTAAGCACGCCTCTCCGCGCAACTCCCTGACCGTGCGCTCGAGCACTACGTTGAAATGCTTTCGTATCAGGCCGGTAGGCGCGTCAGCCAGTTGAAGAGCTGATGTGATGCCCATGTCATTGAGCTTTTTCGATATCCGGCGGCCAACCCCCCAAACATCACCGACCTCGACCAACGCCATGAGTTTTCGCTGGCGTGCCAAGAGCGACAAATCCACCACGCCGTCGGTCTTGGTCCATTTTTTAGCAGCATGATTAGCCAGCTTGGCGAGTGTTTTCGTCGGCCCTATGCCCACGCCGACCGTTAGCCCAGTCCACTGCAAAACCTTCGCCCGGACCTCACGCCCGAACTCCTCGAGATTCTTGCAATTACTGACCCCCTGCAGGTTCATGAAAGCTTCATCAATTGAGTATATTTCCACGGCGGGCGCCATCTCTTCCAGCACCGTCATGACGCGTGAGCTCATGTCTGCATAAAGTGCGTAATTGCTGCTGAACGTCACAATCTTGTGGCGCTCAAACAGAGCGCGCATTTTGAAGAACGGGTCCCCCATTTTGATGCCAAGCTTTTTTGCCTCCGCGCTGCGGGCGATAACACAGCCATCGTTGTTACTTAAAACGACAACTGGCCGCCCTTTGAGGTCAGGCCGGAATACCGTCTCGCAACTGGCATAAAAGCTGTTCACATCCGCAAGGGCAAACATCACTGCAACCCATTAATGGTGAACGTTACGACACCGAAAACTTCCAGCTCGTCCCCGCCGTCATGCAGAACGATAGGCGGAAAGTCGGGATTCATTGGGAGTAGCTGAAGGACTGGGTGAGTGCAAAGCCGCTTTACTGTGTACTCACCCGCCACAGACGCGATGATGATGTCACCATGCTTTGCCTGCAGGCTTCTATCCACTACCAGCAATGACCCTTCGTAAATCCCCGCATCAACCATACTCATGCCCGTGGCCATCACAAAGTACGTGGCCGCCGGGTGGTTAACGCAAAGCTCATTGAGATCGATACCTTTTTCAATGTAGTCCTGCGCGGGCGAAGGGAAACCCGCCTGCACTTTGTCTAGAAAAAAGGGGATGGAAAGCTTTAGAGGTTCTGGAACTGGGTAAAAGATATTCATAATGCACGCCCACAAATAACTGGTTATGCATACAGTATAATCATGGGTTTTTTGTGTTGGGAAGTACGATTTTGATAACTTCAGGTATGCTGCTGATCGGGAAGGAAAGAAAATTAGGATGTTTCTTCGCTATGTGTTCCCTCGATTATTGCTGCTTTCACGGCTTTAATCCGGGCGCGACAGGCGTCAGGGTCTTCAATGGCGAGCTCAAGAAGTGCGAATAACTGCTTGATAGCTCCCGTGTGGTATGCAGCTGACACACCAGTTGTGTCGAGGTATTTGAAGTCTTTAATGACAGTTTTGTCGCTAAATTCACGGTCCCCATAAGTTTTGATTGCTACCGGGCAAAACTTCTCCACGTCCTGAGCAATTAGGCCAACCGACTCCCCGCCATCTTTCATTTCGTATGAGCATCCGCGCCAGCTACAGACCGCCGATAGAGGATTTTCAACTTCCTTTATTTTAGATTTGTGACGCTCATCCGACCCATTTACCCACGGCCCTGACCCCGCAGCAGATCCATCAACACCAAAAACCCATGTTTTAGATACGCCACCATTAGATGCGCCATTATAGTAAATTGTATAGGCGAGTGTATTTGTGCCAGCGCCACGCTGTATCCCAGTTAACCATCCGTCTGAAAACCATTTATATAAATGGGCACCGACAAAATCACCACTTTGCGCTGATGCATCCGTGCTTAAAAGTTCAATATCATTGTTTCTTCCTAGTCCCCCTTGATATCGTCCACGGAATGAAAGGCCCCCGGCAAGGCTTACTTCAGCTCCACCATTAAATCTCATGTATCCCGCGGCAGTACTCCCTGTCTTTAAAAGCACATCATTTGTGTTGGCTTTACTTTCCATATCATCGGTTAATTTTTTAAAGCTGCTTATTGTAACCGTTTGACCGTTCGGAGTTGTTAACGTGACACTACCTGTGCCAGTCATGATCTGCTGCCATCCATCCATTTGGCTCTGATAGTAACTGAGCTGGGCAGATAAGCGGCGCGCGAAATCAGGTACCGAATCCGTGTAGAAAGACGGGATTGCGTATACGGATGACCCTGCGGTCGCCCCTAAAAAATTATCCTTCAGGGTTAGCTGGGTGTTGCTGTCTATTCGCAGGATTTCATAAACCTGAACTGTGCCAGCCGCAGGAACAAGTAGCATTTGCCCCGGGCCAATGCCCTGTTTATTGTCCCCCCACAAAGTGCCAGTGCCGGTTACCGTTGCACTGCCATTTGTAACTCTTACCGTTCCGTCTCTATACCAAGCCATAATATTTCCTATTTATATTAAAAGTAGTCAGATGCGTAAATGAATGGGAGTGACTTTGATTCATAACCAACAACTTGCTGATCTTGATTGTTGTTATCACCACCATTAATAAACCCCGCTGGTCTGCCAAAAAAAGCATTTCCGCTTCTCGCCATTCCTAAATGGAACCAGCTTTTACTTATAAGTTGCCCTCCAATTTTTAAAACAGGGATCATTGGTCTATTAGCTTGGTCTTGGTTAGAGAAATAAGTGGTTGCCCCACCTCTGCCCGGGGAGTTAATAGCCCCCCTATAAACAATTGGCATTTCTTCACTGGTAAAACTCGTTTTTCCATCTAAACCGTATACTTGAATACCCCAATCAGGAACGGTAGGACTCTTCATTGAGAATGCGCATACCTGTATATTTATTGAAATGCCAGATTGATTCCCCCCGCTGGAATAACCTCTTATTGTTTTTGTTGACTCTTCAAAATAAATAGCAACCTCAGGATGGTCCCAATAACAAAATACGTTTGACGGTGTGCTGATAGGCAGTTGCAGGTTTCCATTGAATATACCGTTATAGGTATACGTCAAAAACATTCCTCTGGAGCTATCGACCACGTAGGGAAAAGAGCCCCCCTGAGATACTTCAAAGCCAAACCCGCCAAGGTTAACCACTGGCGGGTATACGCAATAGACGTTTACTGATTTTGGCCTATCAGCTGCGCTGCTTCGAAACACCGGGCTTTGCAGATTGGTTCTGAGGTCAAGGGTTACTGAAACTGTTCTAGCATTATTATCTATTCCAATATCAAGAGATTTAAACTGCATAGCTGGTGATACTGAAGAACCGATAATCGCGATTGCATTATCAGGTATGCAAACCAATTGGGAGCCAGCGGGACATAAAGATGAATAATTACCACTCGATGAGTTTATATTCCCCATATCAGCGCCAATTGATAAAGTCCCTAGGAATGTAAGAGGTCTGGCATCATCCATGTTGTAAGACTTCATGCCAGATATTTCTATTCCAAATGTCATTATCTCAAGTCCCCAACTTTTACCTTCACATTTCCTGCCGCGTCATATACACGGAGCCCTCTTGAATCAAGGGTTACTCTCCCCTGCCCGGGAGCATAGCCATTAAACTCAAACGAACCATCAGCACGCATAATGGTGCCGCTCATGCCGGGAACATAATTGGCTGAATACCAGCTGCCGAGCTTTGCCAGAGTGATAGAGGCATAATCAATCAGCGCCTCATTGATGAACATCTGTCCGTTCTTAATCGCCATGGCCAGCTTCATTTCGCCATTGCCGGGATTATAGAACCCCATGGTATTGGCACTGACGAGGAAGTAGCTCTGTACGGCCCCGCCATTGCCTTCGACGCCAAGCTGTATGCCAGCGACATACTTATTTCCGTTGCTGTCGACCTGCACTTTAGCGCCCCACTGCGCTGATAACTTCCCGTTTAAATCCGCGTAAGCACTGGAAACCTGCTGAACAGCAGCAGAGTTCTGGCCTGAAATTGCCGTTAGCTGATCGAACTTCTGAGCATATGCGGAATCATTATTCGCAATCAGCGTCGTGATACTGAGAAATTCAGCTGCATTCTGCCCATCAACTACCCGGCGACGCTGCACGTCCGCATCGTTTGCAATGGCGTTTTCAATGATGGCGTCTGTATTGGTATCAATCCCCTTGCTCAGGTTTGCGAACGTTTCCGACCCTTCGATTTCGTGGGAAATCTGATCAATCAGGCTGGCTGTGTCGGTACTGCAAAGCGCGACAACCTCAACGAATGCAGAGGAACCGAATGCATTGATTGTTCGCACATACCAGTAATAGGTGTGATCGACCTTCAAACCGTTGCTAGTCCACGTCGTCCCCATACCGGCGCGAGTAGCGCCAGCCTCTACCGTTGCCGTATTGGTATTTGCAAGCCTTATCTCGCCCGAGGTCCAGAAATCGAACTGCGTGGAAACGCTGGTGAGCTCCGCCATTTTCGGCTTCAGCGTGATAGCAAAATAGCCCTGCTCAACACTGACGGACGACGGCGGTGGCGGTGCCTCGATATTGAACGCCAGAAAGCCTTCTGGAGACTGCGCCCCCATCTGATTAACGGCAATTACGTGCGCCGTATAGCTATCGCGGAGCAGGCCAGTCAGGCGCGTGAATGTGCCGGGCACCTGAACAGAAAGTACAGGAACCCCGGCGCGGCGGATGATGACGTTGTTGTAAGAAACTTGCCCGATGTTCTGCCAAGACAGCACGCCCTGTACAACCTGCCCAATTTCCTCGACCGTGTAACGCAGGTTTTGTGGCTGAGCCACCCCGCCCGGCGGTAACTGAGTGAATGGCGGCCGCTCAATCGGTTTGCCAATAGCATCCCCCCAGACATCGGAGGTTTCCTGTTTAAGCGTCAGTTGCACGCCATTCTGCACGCCAAACTTCCAGTCAGTGACGCGCATTTCGATATTATTCATGCCGAGCGTCGGGAAATTCACTTTCACGTACATGCCGGGCCGGTAACGGTAGCCACTCAGGTTTAGTACTACGTTCATGGTGCGCGATATGCGGGTACGCTTCAGCTTGATATCGGCCAGACGCTGCCCAAGAAATTCGGAAGTCACAAAGCGGAGCTTCATATCCTGCGAGATCTCCACCCCATCTTCAGTTACCCATTCTCTGACTGAAACTGCTGGGAAATCTGTTTCGGAGTAAAACTGTAGCGGATCTACAAATGTCCCTTTAATAGTGTTGACTCGCTCGGACTGCGAAACTTCGGGCATGATTTCTATGTCACCGGCCAACTGACTTTCGGTAATAATAAGGCTGGCTGGTCCGTAATACGCCCCCACCAGAATCCCATGCTTTCCGGCGGTATACGTTGGCTCACCAGCGCATGCTGCAAGCATAGACTCGAGGATGCTGGCTTTGTTTTCGCTGAGGTCAAACTCACCGTTGATGGTGTAGCGCTTCTCGTTTGCGCCATCAGCGCGGGTGACCATCTCATCTGCGATATTGGCCGCCTCCTGAAATTGATCCCAGAGAATATCGCTGTCAGGCACTTTCAGGTAATTGCGGTAATAGTCCAGAATGCAGAGCGCGGCATTGTTCGAATAAACGGTTTGCCCGGTGCGAGGGTCGTATACCGAGCGACCAAACTTTTCGACGCGCACATTCGGAATGCCTGATGGAAACTTCTCAGCGCTGTATTTCAGCGTGAGTCGCAGCCAGCTGATGCCTTTGCCAATCATGTCGGCCTTCCATGATGGAGCATTAGCCAGCAGGTAAGGATCGGCAGTCTGACGGTCAATGTGGACCTCGAACTGGGCGAAATCACCAAAGGTGGCTATCTCATCGTCACCCAGATAAATCTTTCCCACACTGGAAAGTGCATGGCCAGCCAGCGTGATCGCTAGGTGCAGCATCTCTCCGTCGGTCTGATCGCCCGGCTGCTCCTCTGAGAAAAAGAGCGTGCCGGCTGTCATGGTTTGCCCGTATACGACCGTCTTGGCGCTGGCGGCGGCGCGCAAAACCTGCTTGCGCTCGGCGTTATCACGGTACCCGTCAAGGGAAGGTTTCTTGGTCAGCGCCTGCGTTGCAACCTGAGCGGCAATGGTGATCGCCATGGCAATGCCGTAAGCCTGATAAGAAGCCGCGGCGCCAGCGGCCACTGTCGCAATGATAGGAATAGCAGCAGGCATTAACGAACCCTCCAGATGCTTTCGGGCTTGCCCGACAATTTCACCAGTCCGGACTCTCCCGGAACAAAAACAGCACCGCCAAACACAACGCCAGCACAGCGGCTGCCACCGCTAATCACTACGGCAATGTCACCGCGCTGGCGCAGGCTCACCGGCGCTTCGTCAAGATGCTGTGCCAACACCTTCTCAATCGAACCGCCCGCGTTCAGCAGCACGCGCTTTGCTCCAACAGCAGTACTGTAGGTACCACGCAAATCAGAAGCGAAATCCTCGCCACACATTGCCTGTGCGCAGTCAGCGGCAAACAGGCAGCAGTCATGCTCGCCCCATAAAAAAGGCCGCTTTTCAGCGGCCTTAATCACGTCTATCAGTCTTCTTTGCCAGTCAGGATGCTTCATGCGATCCCCTATGAATAAGTAAACGGCGGAGCGTCTTTCTTGCTTCCCCAGAAAATAGAGCGTTCTGACATCTGCGCAACGTAGCGAAAAATGCGGTCGCCAGCCTGCGAAGCCTGATGCGATTCATCGGTGAAACGGTCTGGGAAGGGGCGCTGCCAGTCTTCAAAAACATTGCTTATGGTGTACTGCAATGCATTGGTAGCACCGGCGCTGGCCGAGGTGCTGGTCACTTTGCCTTTAAACAGCAGGTCAGCGACCTGCGGCACACCCGAATCATCCAGAGCGACAAGGTAAAGCTCTGCTGGCCGTCCAACACAGCGCTCATTTAGTGTTGTTGCAAATAGCGACATATCCAGCCCGGACAGCGTCATCTTCAGTTGCGTGGGACTCGTCGTGCTGGTTTCGCCCACATCATCCACGCTGCCCATCTCGCCGAGGCCGGTAAACACAAAACCGTTAAGAACCATCGGGCCGGTACCCGAATGGATATAAACGGTGCCTGATTCAAACTCAATTTTTGATGCCAGAACGGCAGTGACCCTGTCGCGAGAAAGCCAAGTGATCATGTCATCGGTAAATGGCGCAACTATCATCAAAAGGCCTCTTCAAAATCGATGGTGTAACTGGTAAATATGCCCGGTATCCGGTTTCCTGTTCCCTGACTGTTATCCTTCAGCTTAAAAATACCGTAGGGCGCGGAGACTTCGAGCGGGGTATTCGCCGGTGGCGAGCTGCGCAACATCGGCGCAAACTGGATGATAGCCACCCCGCTGCTGTTACTGCTGGCGTCGGCGGTGACCATCTTCAGCTCATCGTTCACGGTGAAGTAATCCCCGGTGCGTAAAACGACTACCCCCGGCGTCCAGCCTTTGGTACCCAGTGACACGCCTGACTGATTGGCATCCGAAACAACCGGTGCGCCTGCGGGTGTTCGCCCGGAACGCCCCCAGTCCCGGATTTTTACACGACCATACTCACCATCCAGCGCCGCCACCAGCGCATCAATGCGACGTGACTTATCATCGTTCAGGTTGGTAAAGGTCAAGGAACAGAGCCAGCGGGTGCCGGGGAAGCGAACAGTTTGTGAAGCACCGTTGAAGGGCGAACGAAAAGTCTTACTGTTACTCTCCGGCCGCCAAGTTAATGAGGCCGGACATACGTCATGCGGCCATTCGAGCACAGCCATAGTTCTCTCCTGTTAAACGCCAAGCAGGCGGCGGCCTTGCCCTCTTGTTTGGAAGTCCTGAAGCATTTCCTGCCGGGCTTGTTTCGCTCCGTCCTGCGCCCCCTGACGCGCCGCGTCCTGCATTGCTTGCTTCAGTGCTGCGTCACCGTTTCCGGAGACATAGAAAGTCTGATGAACAATAGTTGTCCCATTTCCAGCAGCGCCGTAAGACGTGTCTCCAACCGTATTCCCGCCGTTATAGGAATTAGTTCCGCGCGTTAAAGGCATTGACGTTGGGTTATTGCCGACGTAGCCGCCGCCCGCATATCCTCGAGCGTTTCTCATCAGCGCAGATAGATTTTCTACGCCTATTTTTTGCGTAGCCTCTTTGGTGAATACAAACTCTCCGCCGTGCACCACGCCTTTGGGCTCGTATTTCCCTCCGTCGCCTGTATACCCTCCCTCATCATAGCCTTGGAAGCTGGTTGAAAGGCCCATCGCGCCAGCTCCTGCGGCAGCACTACCGAAACCCATAAAGCTAAGGAAGCCCGGACCCGCGAGTGACTTCATGCTGTTAACGAGCATCGCGTTGAGAATAATTTTCTGCATGGACTGAAGCACTGATTTAGACCAGTCCTCCCAGCTTGCCTTGTTGCCACTCAGGGCGCCGGAAAGCGTATCCACAAAGCCGCTCATCGTGTTAGAAACGAGATTGGCTGTCTGATCCGCATAGTTCGATGCGTTGTCCATCCAGTTCTCTAGGCCTTTTTGTGCCCCGGCCCGCCAGTCACTCTCTGCGATCGCAATTGCTTTGTATTTCTTATCCAGCTCATCCAGAGCAGCGATGCGCGCGGCGACAGCCTGTGAATTACCCTGTCCACCAGCCTTATCAAACAAGCGGTCTATCTGCTGCGTTTCATCGAATTTATGGCGCTGACGGTCACTCATGCTGCCAGTTTCAGTAGCAAGGGCGCCTTCATCCCTGAATTTACGGGTCGCTTCCGTTAACTGCTTCAGCGCGTCGGCCTGCTCACGCTGCTTTCTCACCGTCTCATCAGCTTTCTGGTTCCACTTCGCCAGCTCTTCAGAGGAAGCGCGAATAGCCTTGCGCTGTTCTTCCGTCCACTTGGTACCGGCCTGATGTGACGCGGCATAAAGCTCGGCCGCTTTCTCTCCCTCGGTCGCTCTTACTTTCTGAACTTCGATCTCGACGGTCAGGTCAGCCATCTTACGGGCATACTGCTCTGCGATGGTCGCCGCTTCCCGCTCAGATTTGTTCTGGTCTCTGGTCGCCGCCGTGCCTGCCTTTTTCGCCTCAGCAGCTGCCGCATCTTTCTTGGCTGCCTGATCTTTGTTGTAGATATAGGTGGTATAGAGCGCGCCGGTTAGCTTCAGGTCTTCTGCTTCATACACGTGCTGCTGATGGAGCTTTTGTAGACCAGAAAGGCTTGCCAGCTCGTTCTCACGCCTCGACTTTTCAAGCGCTGTTTGTTGCTGTGGCGTAGCGGTGGAGACAGGAAGGGTCGGTAATACAAAATTTGGAATGTTTGTTGGGACTACAGCCATGGTCTGGTTAAGAAGCTGATAGGCACCATTTAAAATAGAAATAGCACCGGCTTGTTTTACCGCTTTTTCTGCGGCTAAGTCTGTAGCTTCATTAACCAATTTTTGTGTAGCAGTCACTCTTGCCGCGGCTTTCTCTCGATCATATTCCAGCTTGTTGAGTTGGTCAGTTAGAGCAATGTTTTTTTCTGTAATATCAGCCTGATCCATGAACGTATTTAAATACGTCATTCTCGGGGATTTATTATAATCACCTTGAATTTTTGCAAGGCCAGCCTGACTATCTTTCACCTTGACGATTTGTGCGTCTAAATCTGCCAGATCGCTTTTCTGTGCCGCCAGAGACGACCGGGCGTCGCTAGCGGTTGCCTTGAGTCCAAGCACGCTCATTGTCTGAAGCTTGCCGTTTATCTCATCGAGGTTATTAGCGAAACCCACAGCCTCTTTGTGCACTTGCTGAGTATGCTGATACAGGCCATACATTGCCCCACCGGCAGAGATGATGACCCCCGGCCACCCGCCGAGAAGTCCGAGCACGCCTCCGCCCAAGCGCGACATGACAGAAGCAGTGCTGGTCAGTTGGCTCACTGCTGCCGACCGACCGCTAATGGCACTGTTTAGTGACGCTTGAGCCGCCGCCAATTTGCGCTCGGCTGCAATTTGCGTTTCGATAGACGTTGCTGCTGCTCTTGCCTGCTGGGCGCGATAAACCGTCTGCCTTGCTGCCGCCACGCTTACCTGCGCCCCACGCACTTGAGCCTGCGCAAGCGCGACTTCCGCGGCAGTATTCGAAATTACCGCCGCTGTTGACTGAGCAACACTCCCGACCATATTCCCGAAATAACGGGCGATGCCTAGGCCAACCAATGTGCCTGCGACATTCGCAACGGTGTCGATATTCTTCGCCAACCCGTCGAGAATGCCAGCCAGAGTAGATGACGCACCCACAGCATCGTTCGCGCCTCCGACCCACGCGAGAAAGGCGTTTTGCACTTTCTGCGCTGACCCACTGATAGAGGCTGGCAGCGTGTCAAATTCATCGCGCAGGATCTGCACGTTGGTCAGCAGCGGTACGATTTTATCGGTGGTTAACTCGCCGTTATTAGCCATGTTTCTCAGGCCACCTATGGTGGTACCCAAGCCATCGGCTAGCAATTTAGCCAGTCGCCCGCCATTTTCCATGATGGAGTTAAATTCTTCACCACGCAGAACCCCGGAGGCCAATGCCTGACTCAACTGGGTAATAACAGAGCTGGCCTCTTCGGTGCTGGCCCCTGACAGTTTTAGGGACGTAGCCACTGTCTCGGTAACCTTTGCCACGTCAGCGGAAGCAAATCCTGCTGAGCGCATTGACTGGGCAATACGAGCATAAAGATTACTGTTAGCTTGAAGAGAGGTGCCAGTGCGCTGACTTATATCCATCAGCACACGCTGGGAGGCTGAGAAATCATCAGAGGATGTCGAGGCTAATCGAAGCCTACCACTTAGCTGATTCCACGTATCAGCAAATTCAACAAGCTGGTGAGTTGCAAAGACCCCGGCAAATGTGCCCGCCAACCCAGCAGCAGAAGATTTCACAGAGGCAAGTTCTGCACTTAGTTCGCTGATCGCGCGCTGTGTATCACGCGTCGCTGCCGCGGCTTTTTTACCGCCCTGCTCCATCGTTTTGTAATAATCCGCTCCCATGCGCGAAGCACGGGAAATCTCGGACTGAAAGGAACTAGAGTTCGCAGAAATTTTGATAATTAATTCGCGCAGCGTAGCCATTTAATATCCTGACCCCGCATGCGCGAGGATTTTAATTTCTTATGTATGACTTGCTTAATTGTTGAATTCCATTTTTCTCTCTTTCTTTGTTAACGTCAGAGAAAAAGATTTTTTTAACTGGAAGATCATAACCAGCTGACGCGCATATTGAAGCTACGACAGAAGGATCTCTTCCACCTCCGCTAAGTTCTGGCGCTAGCAACTTACCTTCGTTATTTTTCATTAACATCACAGAAAATAATTGCTTACCTGTAAATGCCCCATACGAATTTTTAGCATTATAATATCCGCAATATATATATGTTTTATCAGGATAAGGATAATCATCATGATAAAAAACCACAGAAAAAGGATCTTTTAGGTTTTCCTTTATTGATTCTTCAACTGCATTTATTTCATCCTTTGATAAATCTCTGGAATAGACTCCATTAGAGATAGAGAATAAAATTAAAACTAAAATAAGATTTCTCATTTCTTTTCCTTTGCAAGATTTCATACCTTACAAAGTTACAATCCTCCCATCCATTCTTCAAGCTCGCTGATTTTACCTTCTTCAATCGACTGGTCCCATTTCAGCAAAACGTCATTAAGACCGAGTTTCCCGCCCTGAGCGTTGATTGCGGCCGTTGCCACCTGCGCCGCCTGCACGTCGCCGCGCCAGTCACCAATAGGGCTTAGCCGGTCATAGGCGATCCACATTTTCAGTTCGCTGGCGGTTAGGGTCTGGCAGAGTTCGTGTACGGTGCGCCCCAAACGGAGCGCCAGAGAGAAAAGAAAGAAGGTCAGCGGCTCTTTTACTTTTTTTCAGCAACCTCCTGACTCACGCCTAAAGCAAGAGCCTGTTGCAACAGCCGAACGTGAACAGGTCCGTAAATCTGAGCGACTGCCTCCTGGTCTTCTGCTGAAAAGACTGGTTGACCTTCTTCATCAAGCAAAACGTCAATGAACAGAATCACGTCCGCTGCGCGGTTACGATTAAAGGTTTCTGCCGGTGTTAATTTTGTCGGTTCGGTACCTTCTGGCACTTCAGGATTGAGAAGAGCTTGGAAGTCAGCCCACGCCTGCCCGGATGGTTCGCGCAGAATTACCTTGGCGCCATCCCATTCCGGGACAGTTGTCTCCTTGATGCGGTATGCGCCAGACGGCGCGAGAGCAAGATCGCGTAATGAGGCGGCTAATTCTTTTTTGGTCATTGTGTAGTTCCATTCAAATCTTAGGGGGAAGGGAAAGCGGAATGAATCGTTTATGTACTCGCTTTGGAGTTAACTTTCGGAATCTCTTTACGAATACGAATTGGCTTGCCGCGAACACGGAGTGAGTAGGTCGCTCCTACAACGGAAGACGTTGCTGCTGACCATGAGCTCTGGCGCACTTCAACCAGGACATAAAAGCCATTGCCTGATGGGAACAAAACGCGCAACGCGCGCAGCTCATCGTTTTCATAGGCCGTCTGGAGAGCCTCTTGGGCCTCTTCATCACCAACCCAGTTACGGGTAATGCTCATCTCTGCTGGCGCAGCGAGGCCGTTGGTCTGCTCCTGCTCGGTAGAGCACAGCGTGGTGACGTCGATGTCGCCTTTCTGGCCGCCCGTGAATGTGATTTCTTTGGTCGCACAGGCTGCCTCAAACCATGCGACCCCTGCCCCCGGAAAGCTTGGAGCTAAAAAATCTGCTGCCGTTACAGGCGCGTCGGTGACGGCAAACGTCATCCCCTTCGTGACTTCATATTTACTTGTCATATGATCTCCAGACATAAAAAAAGCCGCACATTGGCGGCCATTGGTGAGGTTTTCAATTTATTGCTGGTTCTGAATTTCTAGCATAGCGCGGTAAAGCCCCGTTTCCGGTTCATATCCGTTGGTTCGATTAAGTTGGGTAAAATTCAGAGGGGCCAGGGCAAGCTGTACCTGCTCACGAATTTCGCGAGCTTCGTCGGTTGTTTTAGCGTAGACATCAACTTGCAGCGAATCAGTCTCCTCTGCAGGTCCACAGAAAGTGTCACCAAAGTTCTCGCTGACAATGCTAAAAACCACCCACGGCGCGGAAATATCCGGCTCACCGACGGCATTTAGCGGAGCGACATACGGATAAACCTGCCCGGCGGCCAGATGCCCGATCAATCCATAAACGTCAGCCTCAGTCATTTTGATAGCGCCTCATCAACGACCCTATTCGCCGTCGCAAAGGCGGCATTTGTGGCATCTTCCTGACGCGCGTCATAGGCTGGGCGGATGAAAGGTATTGCAGGCATGTTAGACGTGCCTATCTCAACAAATCGCCAGTAGAAAGCATTTTGGCGGTCATTGGTTTTCATTTTATTGTCACTACTCCCTGTCCTTGGGTTGGTACCGCGAACATGTACCCCCGAAGAGATATCACCATTGCGGTCACGCTGGGTAATGACAACAATATTCTTCTTCAGCTTGCCGGTTCGCTCAGGCGCGCGCTTCACCGCTTCATCCTTGAAAATGGTCGCTGCTGCCCGCGTCACATCGCGCATAACCTTCCGGTTCTCCGCTTTACTCAAAGCGTTAAGGTCTTCTGAAATACTCCGCAATTCTGAAAAATCCAGTTTCGTATCGATCACGATTTGACCCCCAAAGTGCAAAGAATCTCAAGTTGTGACATTCGCGCATCAGGAATAGGTGACCCAGACACATCTAAAATCAAGCCTTTAAATGGACCATATACGCATAACAGTCTGGATGACGAACCTATATCCCTTCTGAATCTGATCCATACCCTTATTGTTGCCTCCGCTTTTTCTGCACCAGCAGCGACTATTTCTCGACCGCTAATACCCTTCACTTCAGCCCAAACAGTAGCAGTATCGGACCACACCTTTTCTGGTTGTCCTGAAGGTTTTTTGACCTCAATAAAATTCTGAATTGTGACTCGATGTCGAAGTCTCCCCGCTTGCATCAGCGCCCCCTATAAACCATAAATTCGATAAGGCTGTAGAAGTGATTCAACCGCAAAAGGAACCGCTGAAGTAATATTCCCTATATTTACAGCCTCTCTATTCGCATACCAGTGACCAATCAAAAGAAGCATCGCTGCACGAATATCGTCATCAAATAGGAGTCGATTCTCATCGGTCTCCCAGCCCGGTTCGGTTTCCAATAGATACAGATTCCTCCGTGTCCATGTCTCAACATAGCGTTTAGCCGAACCTTCAAAGATTTTTAAAAGCTCATCATCCAACGTGAAGTCTGCATCGACCCGGCAATGAGCCTTAACCGTGTTGAGTTCAAGCATGGGTTGAACCTTATTTTTTCTTACTGGATGATTTCGGCTCTGGCTCTGGCTCTGGCTCTGGCTCTGGCTCTGGCAGGTCATTATTCAGCTCGCCATCAGGCAAACTTTGATTTAAGAGTTTTTCAATGACCTCCATTGCATACCCTTTCGCTACCAACTCGCGAGCGTGTTGCTCGTTGGTTTCAAATTCTTCCTTCTCAACCACGACATTGCCATTGTGATAGATAGGCTTGAGTGCGATTAATTTCATGCTTTGCTCCTCAAATAAAAAGCGGCCAATAGGCCGCTTTCATTGATAGTTAGGGGTTACTGGCCGCCGCCAGCCGCTGGCACAGTGAAGGTGCCGTAGATAAATGCCTCTGGGCGCTTAACTGCCAATGCCAGGCGCTCTTCACAACGAATCGAAATCATGTTCTTTTCGAAATCGTCAGCGTTCTCAGTGCTGATCACCACGTTGGCATCTTCGCGATCAAATAGCTGAGCTGCTGCGTTGAATGCCCCGGTAAGGAACTTGCCCTTGAACGCCGGTGCCTCAGTGGCAACGACTGGCAGCCCCCACAGAGTCGGCCCAGTTAAACCGGACGGGTTTGCAAGGATGTAGCGACCGAGAGTATCTTTCGTCAGCTCAATCTTCGCCCAGTCAATGAAGTGAAGAACGTGGCCGGATGCCGGGAAGCGCGCCAACTGGGCCTGAAGCATTGCCAGTCGCAGATCATCAATGCCGTTCTGCTTATCCACTTCGAACTCGGCCTTAAATGCGGTCGCCTGCGGCACAATGCCGTGAAGATGCACGCCAGTGCCATCACCGAAGAGAATTTCTTGCTCTTCAACATACTTCAGCCCAAAGCGCATTTCGGCATCAACGGTCGATTGTAGTTGGGCAAAATCATCGAGGATCTGCTTCGACGCTTTGAACATATGTGCAATCGTCGTAACAGGGGTGATCTTAGTTGCGAACTCGATATCGCTGTATGGCTTGGTAGTGCCTTCTGCGACCACTTTGGCAGCGTTTGTGAAGCCCGTCTGCTGAACCCAGAAGATTGCAGGTGAACCCGTGCGACCGGGCGCAATAAGGTCACGGATGAATAAGCGTTGCTTTGGCGCAGTATCAATGCCAGGCAAACGCTGTGGCTCGACTACGCCCTGAGCAACGTCAGTTGATAGCAAGGCCGCACTTACCGGAATACTGACGCGTTTACCGCCTTCTACGCTGGCCGAAAACGCCTTCAGTGCATCGGAGCTGATAACCACCTGCCCCACGGTCTCAATCACCTTCGCTGCGCTGTTGAGAGGCATCTGCGCAACGTGCTGCTCGAGCTCCCCAACTGAAGCCTTCAGTGATTTGTTCGCTTCATTCAGCGCGTTGAACTCGGTGGCAATTTTATCAACCGCCTCTTTGGTCTGTGCGGAAAGCTGGCCAGAGTTTTTGGCTTCTTTCAAAGCATCCTCAGCCTTCTGACTGAACGTGCCGGATACTTCTTCGAGCTTGGCAGATACTTTTTTCAATAATTCATTTACGTCAGACATGGTGCTTCCTTATTTGCCGAACGCGGCCAGCGCGTCTTCAAGTTGTTTGATGTTTTCAGGTTTTGGTGCATCGGTAGCGCTCGGCTTACCTTGGTGATTGCCAGTAGCGCCCGGCATACTGGCAGATAAAGATTTGAGAAGTTTTCTGCGCTCAGAGCGCGGGGTATTAGCTTTTGCCAGCAGCGCGTCGAGTTTTCGCAGCGCGGCTGCAGGGCTTTCGTCCCCATCGGAAATTTCATCCGCCGACAGAAGCCGGTCTGCAAAGCCTTTATCGACCGCCTCGTTGCCGCCAATATAAGTTTCGCTGTCCATCATTTCCGATACGGTTACGGCATCAAGTCCGCTGCGCGCGGAGTAGATATCCTGCATTGCACGGTCAAAGGGCTCCATGTCCTGAGCGGCCCGTGCGAGGTCATGCCGGTTTCCGACCGCTACAACCCAACAGTTGTGGATCATCAGGAAAGCTCCGCGCCCAATCTGAACTTCATCACCTGCCATGGCGATAATCGACGCAGCAGAAGCAGCAATCCCCAGCACTTTCACAGTTACTTTGCCGCTGTATTCTCGCAGCTGGTTATAGATCGCCAGCCCTTCAAACATGTCCCCGCCCGGCGAGTTAATGCTCACAGTGACGTCTTCGCCGTTCATTGAACGAAGAGCGCCAGCGATACGATTGGCTGTCACTCCATCTCCCCAATAATCAGAACCAATGACATCGAAAATAGAGATCGTGTTGTCATTGCTGTTGGCAGCCTTAACGCCACCGTCCCAGCGGTCTAACGCGGCCGGTGATAGCTCACTGGTAACTTTCGCGCACGGGCGCCCCTCCGGCGCTGCCGGAAGATGTTTTAATGACATGGGTTTACTCCTAAGCCGCCTTTTTCAGCGGGGAATGTTCGAAAGAAATATCGGGGAATAGTTGGTTATGAAGTTCGAGCAGTGCATTAGCTCTGGCAGCCTGGTTATTTTGTCGTAAATCCTCAAGTGCAGTGAGGTTCAGCTGCACGGTATAAATGTCCCCGCCCGGTATCGGAGGCAGGTTTTCCAGACGGCGGACGTCGTTGCGACTCATCCAACCATTCTGCAAGGCTGTGGTGTAATACGCAGCGCGCCCGGCGCTGTCGGCACGGAGCAAACCCTCTACCGAGAACTCAGCAAAATAATCTTCATCGTTCCCCAGCAGGCAGCGTGCTATCTCCTGCTCGATATTGACCAGCAGCGGACGCAGCGTGTTTGTGAGGAATAAAAGGTTCATGCCTTCTACGCTTGACGCCCAGCTGCTTTGTTTCGTCATGTGGCCAACCATAAATGGCGGGATCCGGAACCAACGGCAGATTTCTTCAATGCTGAAGGAGCGACTCTCCAGCATCTGCGCAGCCTCAGGGTTCATCGTTACCCCCTGATAAGTCATATCGCCTTCCAGTACCATGACCTTACCGGCATTCTTTGAACCGACAAACGTGCTCAGGTTTTGCTTTAAACGCGCTCTTTGTTCCGGGTTGATATCGGCCTTAGCACTAATGAACCCTGAGTTCTGTATTCCGTTCTCAAAGATTTTCGCGGCAGATTCTTCAACCGCCATTGCAGAGCCAATGACATCACGCCCGGCCATCATCGGCATCATGCCGCAGACACCGTCCAGTCCAAACCCACGAATATGCATCATGTTTTTCACGGGGATATCGCGTTTGCCATTTTTATCGGTGTAGGTGTACCGCAACTGCCCATTATCTAGGCGCTCAACGACCATGTTTTGAGGAAGAAGCGGGTTGAGAGCAACAACCTTTTGCCCGATCATCAACTTTTCAATGAAGGCATTACCACGCATGCAGATACTGGCCACAAGCATTAGCATGAATCTGGACGGCGTCATTTCTCCGTTGGGCTGTTTACAGAGTACTTTGTAGGCTGGGTGGTCGGTCGCCAGCGCGCGAGAACCGTCTTTTTCCCGCTTATAAACTTTCAATGGCAGCGTGGAGACTGACTCACTCAGCAGCCGTGCACAGGACCAGACAGCTGAGAGCATGATCGCCTTATCGACAGTCACCGTTTTACCGCTGCTGCTGGTACCCATCCACTCCTGCCAAAATGTGCCGGTGGTCAAACTGATAGGTACACCGAGCCAATTTAAAAGGGCGCTTTTTACGCGCCCCGGTTGTTTTGTGGATTTCATCAGACACCTATCATTATCGGATCTTCAAAGAAGTCGGTTAAGTCCTGCTTATCATCGCCACCATTAACGATTAATCGACTTTTGGCGGTAAACAGTGCTACCGGACCATCGATTTTGTTTTCAGGCGTTGATTTGTTCGGGAAGACGTTGTTGTTTTTGTCCGGTTTCACGGTGACGTTGGACATCATCCACGTCATTACCGGATTGCCGTCATGGTGGAATTTGTTGCCGTAAATATCTGCTTGCACCGTCTTCATAGACTCGGAGAGGTTTTTAACCGTCTGAGCTACTTCTACGAGAGGAAGCCCCTCCTCGGCCAGCGCCAGGCTAAACTGTGTGGCACTCCATGGGTCGAATGCGATTTCTCGCAGGCTTTCCCCTTTGACCCACGCCTCTACTTCCGCCTTGATGTAACCGTGGTCGATAACGTCACCGTCCGTCAGTTCCAGATAACCTCCGTCAGACCACTTTTTATAAAGCTCGGCGATATGATTAGGGGCTGTTTCTAATCGACCCTCTGGGATCCAGAATTTGAATTTAGAGTGGGTATGACCGTTCGGCGCGAGCCATGTTTTGGCGGCCGCGCAGATATCGATTTTATTCGAGAGGTCGATACCTACCCACAGCGGCCACGCACATAGCTGTTCATCCGGCGCAACGCCTTCACATTTGGCCCAGCGATCCATATCCATCCAAGCGCTTTCGGCCGTCACCCAGATATTGAGGTGCTTGGTGAAGAAGTTAGGCCGGGCGGCGATCTGCTCTTTGGCCTTTTTAGCCAGTCGGCGCATATCATCCCAGCGTTTACAAATTCCTAATCCGGGATTCGCCTTCGGCCAGTTCTTTTCATCAAACGGATCGTCGTCTTCATCAAGCGTGTAAATGACAGCAAAATACGTGTCGTCCTCAACAACGCCACGCAAGACCTTGATTGCATAGTCACGCTGTTCAAAACAGATCCCTTCCTTGTTCGTTCCCGCAGTTGTTATGGCAAACAGAAGTGACTGGAGGCGCGCACCGGTCGCCGTTTCTAAAACGTCCCAAACATCACGGGTGCGGTGAGCATGCAGCTCATCAACGATCCCGCAATGAATGTTCAAGCCGTCGAGGTTATTTGCATCGCTGGAAAGTGGTTCGAACTTAGAGGCCGTTCTCTCCTGGTGGATATTCAGTTTTACATGACCAAAAAGCCTGCCCAGCGTCTTTGGTGCCTTCTTGATCATGTTCTTGGCATCATCAAAAACGATGCGGGCCTGATCTCGCGTAGTAGCAGCTGAGTAGACCTCGGCCCCGCCTTCGCCGTCCGCGCCGGTCATGTAAAGGCCAATGCCAGAAGAAAGGGTGGATTTTGCGTTTTTACGTGCGACCTCGTTATAGGCAGTTCGGAACCGTCGAACCATGATTGCATCGCCGTCGTCATCAAACATCTGTTCCCCGGTCATTTCATCGATAAGGGGGATAACGAAGCCAAAGAGGTTAATCAAAATAAAAACGTCCCAAGCCATCAGATCTATTGGCTTGCCTGCTAATGCACCTTTAACGTGAGGAACGAAATTATAAAAATCGAGGATGTGCTGGGCGCGCTCCTCGCTGAAGTAGACGCCGCGTTCCGGCCCATGCTCTAAATCGTTAAGGAATCGTTGGCACGAAAGCCGCACCAGTTCGCCAGCAACAATCTCGCCGGTGAGCACGCGCTCTGCGTACTGGATACCTTCCGAAACGGTTGCCATTCATCATTTGCGCTTTTTCAAAAATTCATCGAGGGGGTCGACTTCCGCCGGGCTTTTACCGCCAACCTTTGCCCGGCTTGCTGGAGTCATGCCGAATTCACCGAGCATCGCCCGGATACGTTTCCATGCATCAGATTTCATCACGGCGGCGGGATGAGCTTTCACCATATCGTCACCGGTTGCTGATTTTGATTTGTAGGTGTATCCCTCTTCGGCCAAAACATCGCAGTGATGGCGATATTCTGTATAGGCTTCGATCAACAGTTCGAGTGCCTTGCCATCGAGCTTGGTCATCACGCCAATAGCGTCGAGTTCATCCCCGATCCGCTTAAACCAGTACTTCCCCATCTTGTCCAAATGCTTCGGAATTGGGGGTACCCCTGAAGGGGGTTTTGGTTCGTTTTTATTGATGGCTCGTTTTGATGGGTTCCCTGTCAATAAAACCAGATGCGTCGGGGTTTTCGGTGGTCCGGACATAATCGAAAACTCCTATTAATAGTTTGTTGGGGTACCCCTAAAAATCTTTTCCAACCTGCGGGCGTGCGACAAAAACTTAGGCGGCGGTCCTTTAAGGCGAGAGGGGGGAACTCTTTACCCGCCCCTCCCGCCATGATGAGAATTATTATCATTTGAATTAAAATGATTCAAAATGCAACTATAACCCATCTCTAGTTGATAATGGTTATCATTTCAGCCTTTCGGTTGCTGTCTTCGTTCGGTGATGCGGCCAGCACAGGCTCTCGAGGTTGCCTTGTTCATCGGTACCCCCATTTGCTTTGGCAATGATGTGGTCCACAGTTTGTGCAGCAGTAACTCGCCCTAGTCGCTTGCACTGCTGACACAGGTGTTTGTCACGCGCCAGTATTAGTGGGCGCAACTTGTCCCATTGCACACCATAACCTCGCTCATGCCTGCTCTTACCTTGCTGGTGGGCTTCCCATCCGGTGTTGATATGGTCAGGGCAATAGCCTGACCGATCGATGGTCGTCTTTGGGCAACCATGCTTTCGGCATGACCGTGGGATACGTGCAGGCATTAATGAAACGCTGTTTGTTTTTGAGTGACTGCGATAAAATATGTCATAATGTTTCTTCTTATTTCTATAGATGTAGGAGATATTATGATTTCTGAACCAGAATTCTACGAGTGCATTCGTTCTATAAACTCCCGAAAAGAACAGCTTCTTATCTCAGCAAACAAGCTGAAAGAAAATTTAAGCTCTTATTTTCAATCGCACGCACACCCGCAGCTCAAAGCAGTCTTTGAAGTGAACCATGACATTCAATCAAAGAAACTGCATATAAGCTCTAAGGCGTTAAGTGTTTTTCCTGAGCCAATGGATAGACTGGTCATTCATGATTTAGTGCCATTATGGAAGTTTTCATATCAAATAGAGAAAGATAAAAACAAAATCAATGTATTAGAGTTTTATCTTTCATCCCAAGGTAATGTTAGCTTTGACCCCAAAGGCGTGATTAATATCGGATTCTATGATCAAACAAATTTAATTGAAGATATTATCCTTAGGTTATTCAATAATCTTATTGATAATAAATTGATAACCGCCATTTCCTAACTGAACTTCAAAGGCTCAGCTGACCACTGAGCCGTTTACTTCTAACCATTTGAAATTCAGAGTTAAATAAATAAAATTGTGATAGTGTTGCCCCATTGCTAATTAATGCGGGGCATCAAGGAAATTTTAAATATTAATTGATTCTGACATATCGGATTTGAGTTTAGCCAGTAGCCTCCCCATTTCATTAATAAACTCTCTTTGGCATTTTAGGATTAACTCAACCTTCTCGCTTGCTGATAATTCTCTTTCATAAAGCCCCAAAGACATTTCAACTACCGGCATTCTGCATCCACGAGCCAAATTAAAAACATCCATCAAATCTGGAAAGTATATATTCATAATAGTTTCCATCCTATCATAATCGACACTTCCTTCATTGTCGGATTCAGCGTCTACTTGCTCCCTAGTTTTAAAGTTTCTGGCAATATGCATTTCTTGATGGTCAGTATGTAAAACCATCTTTTTCCACTTAATTATAAGAAAATACAATTCCTCCCCACGAGAAATAATTAAATTAGACTTCAACTTAATATTTTCATGTCGCAACTGACTGTCAAGCCTTGAATTATTGCTTTTGTTATTCATCCATGCGCCCAGCAAAGTAAAACCACCAGCCATAAAAGCTGCGATCCCTGCTGAGATTAAATTGGTATAATCAGACATGTTTAATTTCTCACCATGATTTATATATTTAAATGCAACTGATAACTAGCATAATATAGTATACGTTCATCATGATTATTTTTTACCTTAAATCTTATCTCTCCTCACGTAAAACCTTTTTGATATAGCCTTGAAGGTACTGAATCACTTGGTCATCTTTGATGGCGCTGGCTCGGAGATCGAGAACAGCCCGTCCACCAGCGTCAGAGAGTTCGACTTGTGCTGCATTGCCCACGCCGCAGGCTCCGGTATTGCTGCCTCGGGTGAGCTGACTGGTTGCAAGGCTGGCTTCGGCGATCCGCACGCGGCGAGTGCCAGCGGCAACGTCAGCGCGAAGGGCTTCATTTTTTGCCAGTTCATTGGCTAATTCCTCGGTATGCTTCTTATCTAACACTGCGGCAGCGGCCTGCGCTTCAGCGGTGCGCTGGTTGGCGGCAGCCAAATCAGCGAAGGCTTTATCGCTGATAGCCTTAAGCGCGAGGCCGTGGGACTCCTTCAGACTGGAAACGTCTTTATCCCAGCGCATACCCTCAATCCACCACGTCACACCGGCGGCCAGCAGCGCAGCGACTATTACTAACGCCTTAACGTTCATTTCAGCCCCAGCGCCTTTTGCGCCACCAGCAAGCGGGCCTGACGGTCTGGCAGCCCGTTAATGCCGCCGTTAATGCACTTCGTCAGCCCGGTGAAATCGCCCGAGTCTGCAAAGCGATTGCAGTTGTTGGCTTTCCAGAACCAGCCCGCCGACCGCGCCGCGTATTCGTCCTGCAATAGCAGGTCCGGGTCGCTGATAAGGTCGATGCCCAGCGCGCGGCCACAGGCGAGATAGTTGTCGAGGAACGTGATCTGCTTCAGTCCACGGCCTCGGAATTTATAGCCGTCTCCGGCTGCTTTGTTACCGAAGCGGTTCGCATAGGCCAGATTGGCAATAGCGCGCTGGCGCTCGAGCGGCAATGGACCTTCTCCATTCCGGCGGCCCAGCTGCTCGCGCTGCGACGCGGTGAGGCGGTTACCAAACACTGACAGGCCAGCAATCGAATAGTTGAACGACTCGGACAGCGTTTTGAAGCCGCCGGACTCAGTGCCGATCTGCGCAATGAATGCCGCCTGACGCGCCGGTGTCGTGACGTCGAATTCGGCCATCGTAGATACCAGATGCGGATACCAGCGCGCGGCTAATTCGGCGCTGAGTGAAGCCGCCCGTTGAAATTGGTCTTTTGTCATTGTGGATGTCTCAGGACACTGAAGAGTTTGGCGACGTTCCCGCCAGCGCGGTATATCGCGATGCAGATGATGGCGTTAAGTGCGAACGACGCCCAGTGCGTGTTGTGGTAGTGATCGAACCAGAAGCGGATCGGCACACTGCCGTAGGCCAAGATAAGCAGGTAAGCCAGCCAAGCCGCCCAGCGCCTGTGCGTCGCCCCATTCTTTCGAAAGAAGCACAACCGGATCACAACCAGGCTGCACAGCACCACGTTCGAGATAACAAGCGGGTCATTTAGTACCACTTTGCCCCCTCCACCGATCAATCAGTGATGTTGGGTTCTTTGCCCGGTTGCTGGCGAACGTCAAAAGCTGAACCGCCAGTGCGGAGATGATCACCGCGCCCAAGGCATCCAATGGTTTATCGGGATAGTTGAGCCAAGCCGCTAACTTTGCGCCAGCGACACCAGCACCAAACAGGCCGCACAGGAACGACACGCCGAAATATGAGATACGTCGCCACGCTGACAGGTCTACTGCTGATGTGACATAGAACACGGCCCCAGCAAACGCACCGAACACAACGCCGTAATCAAGGCCAGTGAACCACCCAAACACACCGACCGTAGCGAGTGCCGCTGAAGCTGCTGTTGCTGATACAGGCTCAGACATTGATAAACCCCTTATCGCTGTTGTTGTCCTCCATCGAATCGAGGGCATAAAAAAGCCACCCGAAGGTGGCCTAAAGAATATTAACGAGCTGTGTAAAAGCTAAAATTTTTAGCTATTTTTTAACGCATTACGAATGGAATCATCATCAATATCACCACTCCATCGAGCAATTCGGTGCTCTTTCCCTTCGTCGATGAAGGTTTCAATAGGAACATAAAGGCGTCCTACTGAGCCATTTTCTCCTTTTGTTTCTATCTCTAAGTGATTTGCAGATTCATCAATATAAACAGTATCGAAATCTTCATTATTTCTTAGTACGACTATTTTGGTTTTGCTCATAACACCTCCAGAGATTTATTGTTTCGGTGATTCGGGTTCCATCCTACCCAATTTATCTTTATGGGACCGATGAAATGCCAACCTTTCTCGAAAATATTCTCTGAGATGTTCCGGCTGTCCACGTTCTACTTGCTCAGCGATGATCGGCATGTTATAGCGCTCTTTGAATGCAACGCCACCGGCGGCCAAATCAACGTTGACCTTGTCCATTTCATCCTTGGGCAAGTTTGCGAGGTTATATGACATTGGTCTCTCCTTTTTGGAGAGTATAACCCACGGCTGGTATCTAGCTGCCACACTCTCGCAGTGGTCGCGCTCATGCCCTTGAGCCGTCTGTCGCCCCATGGCCGCTAATACTCGGTGCGCGTCTGGCTGTCGCGCTGCTCTACCGGTGCGCTTGACCTAAGTAACCCTCACCAGTGCGCTCTCAGCTTTTTACCTGAGACTGGCTCCCTTCATCGGGATTCGGGGCAGCATCATTACTACTGCGTTGGCTGACGCCTGCGGACTAACCGTTTACTAATGCATTTTCTTACCCTCCAGAAACAACAAAACCCCGCCGGAGCGAGGTTTCTACACTTTCTAAGCTTTGTGACTAAGTGACCACTCTTAACAGATTACAAGACTTTTTGCGTACGCGTTAATTATTTTGTATAGTAAAATTCACACACATTTACCAACAGTTACGTTTAGCCTTTATCTGTAAAGCTAGACGAGTGCATTTCATTTTTTAAAAAAATTAGAGGTTTCATAACCATATGAAAATCATAGATTATATTGATGCCTTAGAGAGAAGGAATGTTTCTTTTAGACTTATACAAGCTATGCTTAAGCAATATCAACTGGCTTCTGCTAGAGGTTGGGATTTATTAAGAGATATTTATGTTAATAATAGAGATAAGCAGGTTCTTAGTGACTTTAAAGAGATTTATGATTCTCAATTTAATTATGGTAAAAGAACAATTTTCCTTAGTGAAGTAACGAACAAAAAGCTCTCAGATAAGATATTTGTTTTTTTGAGTTCCGCTGTTGACTCAAACGACACGAAGACTAAGAAGTACCTTGAAAAGTACCCCCTTCCATTATCAGAAAATAAGCTCAATACGATGTCACTACTTAAACCTTCTGCAGTTGACATTGAAGTAAACAACGATATTGTCTCTCTTGTTTTTACTTACCCACGTGTATACAAAGAAAGAGACTTAATTGATTTCGGAACATTGAGCAATACGACAAAAAATGATTTAAATCAGTTCGATGAAGTGATTGGTGTCAAAAACAGATATGTTCAGTTCTTTGATAAAATTGTTTTCAATAAAAGTGATGGCTCTTTACGATTCGAGATTGATAGTACTTCTGCTATTACTCTTGAAGAGGCGCTTAAGGCTGAAGAACGATATAGAGCATTTATCGTAAGAGGCATAATGAATAAGCATAGAGAGGTAGTCGCAATTCGTCGCCTGAACCTGTTTAACAAAATTAAAACGTTATATAAAGACTCGGATGGCAAAGTGATTAACCTTGGCCACTCAACGGGAACCGGTTCAGATAAATCAGAGAGAATGAGAAAGAAAACTGACGATCTTCGAAACGAAAGTTTTCATATTGCAGGCTTGAAAGCGTTACAAGGCATTACAAATAATTACGCAATATCCAAAACATGGAAAGGGCAAATTAACACAGATCTGATACTTACTATCCCTGGGACTACGTCACTAACGACAAGCTCGAATCCTTCAATAGACCATGTTATAATCGATGGGTGTTGCACAAAAAGTGATTTCACCATGTTGTTATCTAAGGTGATTTAAATGAAAATACAAGAAGTCAAAATTAGAATGTGGGACGAATTGCGTTTGGATAAACAAGCGCTGAGAGCCTGCGTTTTAATTATTGACTTCTTAGAGAAAAGTGATAGGGAAAGTTTAAGGTTTATCACTTTTAATACATTAAAGCAGGAAGTATCCTCCGAAAATGAAAGCGTTATTTTCAGAGCCGCGACTTATCTTACTAGCGAAAATGCTCATCTCCTTGATATAAACTTCATTTACAGCAAGGGTGACTATAATGAAGAGTTAAGTCGCGCAGAGGTCATAGAGGCAAATGAAACTGGGGTCTTATATATTTCAGGTCGCCCTATTACAAATTTCTCCTCTGATATTCATATCTACTTCTCTCTGAATAATTTGGGAGATGAATGATGAGCGATACAAATGAATTTTCCTTACAAACTTTAAAAATTTTAGCTAATTCTTCTCCTAGTGCAAAAATTTTCTATGATGACCTTTTATGTAATAGTTATGATGATTTCGTGCGGTGCGTATATAACAATCTTGAAGATTGTATAAGCATTATTGAAGAAGATGCAAAAGTAAGGGCCAAAGATGGCGAAGACCGCCTTTCAACCGAAATAATCACATTTTTTAAAGGCCGTGGATATTTAGCATCTCGTGACGAGATGATTAAAGGTGGCCATACAGATTTAGTTCTGAAAAAAAATAATTTTAAATGGTTAGGAGAAGCTAAAATCCACAAAGGGTATGACTATTTAGTTAAGGGTTTTCAGCAGTTGTGCACAAGATACTCTTCAGGGACAGAATCTTGTTCTCAGGGAGCGCTAATAATTTACATCAGAACTCAAGATGCAAAATCAGTTATTGATAAATGGAAAGAAAAAATAGAAGGTGAATCATTACCTGAATTTTCTTCAGAAGAATGTGAGATTAGAAAAAAGCTAAGTTTTTACACTACGCATAAACATGTTAGCTCTGGCTTACCTTATAAAGTTAAGCATATTGCCGTTGTACTTCACTTCGATCCTAAGGATAAGTAATTTCCTCTCTCATATTACTTATCCTTCAGATTTTTTATTATACTTATTTATTGATCATACTCATGACTCCAAGAACAAATCCTTGAGCTGTTTGCATTTTCTTTCTAATTGTTCCATCAGAACATTTTCGCCGTTTAGCAATCGTCCTAAGTGAAACGTTGAAAACATAATGCAAAATCAATAATTCGTACTCTTCAACACAGTATTTTTTCAAACGTGAAATGCAGCCATCAATCATAATTCCAACATCATCACAACACTTGGCTCTTGTTTTAGAAGTATCAGGCAGCAGTCCTTTAAATCCCGCAGCTATCGGTGAAAAATCAACGCCGCTATTATCGCTTGCTGCCCATGCGCCCCAAAGTTCTAAAGTCTCATGTATATCACGCATTATTCTCTCCACACTTATTTTGCTTTGCCCGTAGCAATAACACCCATCGCCAGCGCGCTGTCCATTGTCCGCATAGCCAGAAGTAACTGGCTGCCATTCTCTTCTTCCCACTCGGCCGTATTCGCATGGAGCCTGTCGTGACACTGCCTGCACAGCGGTATCACGAACATGTCATGCGCTTTTGTTCCCATACCGCCGAAGCCATTGCCGGTGATGTGGTGCGGGTCGTCGGCCTGACTCCCACAGCCGCAGCACGGCTGACGCTTAACCCACTGCGTGTACTTGGCGTTTTCCCAGCGGCGGCGCTTCGGTCGCAGCATGAAGGATTCCGGTGTCTCCGGATCAATGGCAACGTGTAGAACTGCCTTAACCGGCTCAACGCGCTCTTTCAGCACCTGAACAGGATGCGCCTCCGGCACAATGTCCGACTCGCGGCCAACCGACTTAATCGGCTTTTCTGGCTGCCAGCGCAACGCGTGGCGCGCGGCATCGTAGGACATCAGGTCAACCAATCCCCGCAGCGTGGCCCACCAGCACAAATCATAGAAACTTAGCTGGTGGCCCTCAGACAGCTTCAGCTCTCTCACGGCGCTTACGATAATAAACTCAGCGCGGTTCCGGTCGGCCAGCCTGTCCAGCTCGTCCAGAATGTGCTCTCTGAACTTGTTTTCGTGGTGCCAGCACAGGCGCACGCCGCTGTGACCATATTTAAGCGTGTCCATTTCCTTGGTGTGATACTTGTCGTCGCTGCGCGTCCACTGGCAGGTCATGATCCGCTTTAACCAGTCTCTCAGCGCCCACTCGCCGCCAGCAGCGTTCAATACCCGCTCATTCATGAAGAAATCTTTCAGGCGCTGATCATCCACCAGCGAATGAATGACATCCGGTAGTTTACCGTCTGGCTGATCAGCTAACTCCGGCGGAACCGTAGAAACGAGCAGCTGCTTTTGGCTAAACAGCCCCATTAGCTCTTCACCAATCGTAAATATTGCTACACCAGCGGCGCGCTGGGCATAGGGCGTTAGTAATGCTCTCACGCTGCGTTCTCCTGTTTCTTGCGCTGGTAATCGGCCCAAAGCCCGGCAATCCACTGAATCCCCTTTGGCGTAAACCGCGCCTGCCGGAAAGCATGCTGGCTAACTTGGCTCGTTCCGGTCTTCACTTCGAAACGTCCCGCTTCCATATGGATGCCGTATGGCGTGTACTGCCCGTCCTGCCGGTACATGATTTTTTCATCAATCATGAACAGGCGGAATTCCGGCTCCTTGGCCTTCAGAAGCTTGCAGACTGACCGAAATCCCATTGAACCTTTAGCGGCCACGTATCGATCGACAAATTCAGCCTTCGGTGCGACCAGCGCCAGCTGAGATTCCAAAGCCTGTTTCTCATCGGCGAGATCCGCAGCGAGGCGCAAAGCCTCCGGCAGTGTCTGCGGTACCAGACTTTTGGATTCCAGTTCCTGCCACCGGTCCACAACCGCGGCGGTAAACTCCGGCGAGAGGCGCGCCACGAGAACCAGAGAATCACGCTTATTGAACCAGTATTCTTGGTACTCCTGCCCGTTCTGCTCATGCAAATAGGGGGTGTGCGCCAACGGCGCGCTTAAAACTCCACCAACTGCGAGACGCTCAGCCGACCGCTTCACATCGCTGTGCTTACTCTGCACCAGCGCGGCAATCTCTCGGCTCGACATCGTTACCACTTTTCCTGACAGCAAACTGTTCGACATAAATACCCCACACGTTAAACCGGCTGCACACCGGCTGGTTTGAAATCGATGATCCGTACTTCTGCTTTTCCCTCTTTCGTTAACTCTCCCCACTCAACAGTCATTCTTTTCACCTGACTGTCGTCGGCCCACACTCCGGCATGCGTCAGGCTGTCAAACAGCGCCTTCTGGAAGTTATCCAGATCCCGGCGCGCGCGGGACGGCGGAAACAGCACGACGTGAACGTCCAACTCGGCGGTAAGTGGCTTGGGCTTGCGTTTGAGTTGCTCATAGACGACGGCGACAGCGTTTGAACGGTAAACCCTGCCGCGTGCGCTGATCAGCATGCCCTTGCTGGTGGCGCGCCAGTAGCCGTTAACGCTCGGCGGGAATGGGAGGATCAGCTGCATGCAACCTCCCCCGCCTTGATCAGGCTATTCAGAACAGCATCTGCATGTTCACGCGCTTCGGTGTAGTCAGTGGGATGCAGCTCCCCCGAAGGGGAGACAGCAACCAGCCAGCCGTTGTAGGCGGCAAGCCAGATTTTCTGGAATTCATTCATTAGCCATTACCTTCGCTGAGTGAGCTATGCGCGCGGCGGCGGTGGTCAGATGGTCGGGATCGAGTTCTATCCCAATGAAGCTGAAACCGTCCAGAATGGCTGCTTTTCCGGTGGAGCCAGACCCCATGAATGGGTCAAGGACCGTCCCGCCAGCGGGAGTTACTAGACGGCATAAATAGCGCATTAGGTCACAAGGCTTTACGGTTGGGTGCGCATTGCGGGCGCCAGTGGTTCGCCCAGCACCAGCGCGCGGGTCATTCATGCCCGCGCTGCCCTCTCTACGCCCGCCGGTCATTTCAGTAGCAGAAACCGGCACAAATCGGTCCATCCCCTCGTCGCGCTCAGTTTTTGTTACTTTGGCGCAGTAGAAGAAACGCGCTGCTGATGTGCTGCTCTCTACTCGAGCGGCATGATCGCGAGGGGCGTTCATATCGCCATAACAGATACGGGCCGGGCGGGAATTTCCCGTAGTTTTCAAATCCCCCTGTTGACCCTTGGCGTCCGGGAACGCTGCAACCACATCGTCACTCCCATCGTGCAATACATTCGCCGGCCAGCGGCCGAGTTGTTCAGGTTGCCAGTCAGCGCCAGCCGCCTCTTTCCCATCGCGAACGTGGGACAAGAGAGCGCCAGCACCACCTGTTAATGCTTCGCCTGTCGGCACTCGGGAAATATCGATATTCAACGCGCCGGTCCCGAACTCACGGACGTTCGCCTCTACTGTTCCAGCGAGTGGTTTTCGCGCCATCACGATTGGCTCATGGGCCGGTTTCAGAGCGGTACCCATTCCGGCATGTTCGCCATTGAGGTTTTTCGATTTCGGGAACCCTGTGCCGTAAATCCACATCAGTTGGTCGCGTATTTCGAAACCTGCATCCTCAATATTTACGACCAGGCGGTGATAAGTACGTGAGCCGCCAAACGCAAGAAGGTGCCCGCCCGGCTTCAGAACTCTCAAGCACTCAGCCCATTGGTCAACAGTTGGCACCTGATAATCCCACTTATGCCCCATGAAATTCAGACCGTAAGGTGGATCTGTGACTATCGAATCAACGCTGTTGTCGGCCAAGCTGCGCAATACTTCCTCACAACGCCCGATGTTTAGTTGATAGCTCATGCCATAGTCCCCTGCTGCTGGCGCTGCGCGCAGTCCTTCCAAATGCGGTTCCAAGTGCTTATCGCGTAATCGCTACGCATGCCACGGACACTCGCCTTGCTGGCTTCTGCACAAACCTGCTTTTCCAAATCGCTTGGCGCTTTGGTTCCGGCGACGCCGCTGATGAAACGGCGGTAAGCCATGTCGCGCTCTGTCGTGTCGACGGACGCATTACCACCGCGATCCCATTCGCCATTTTTGCGAGACGGGCGGCCAGCACGCTTCCAAGCGTTTGCACCTTCCAGATAGCCGGGGAATTTCGAAGGCTGGAACAGCGTTGACGGTCGCAGGTATTCGGCCATTTCCAGATCGCCGCCCCACTTGGCATGCAGGTAATCCACCGTCAGTTGCTGCTCTTCAACAGTGAAGCCTTCGCGCAGTCTGGCGCGGATGTTATCCAGCGAGGATTTGCTGACCTGATAGCGTGAGCCAGTGAGTTGGTTCAGGTAGTTCAAGACCTGTTTAGCCCGATCAGTAATTTCAACCTCGGCGTCGGTCTGCGCAGCAGGCTGACAAAGGGTTTTAATATCTGATGGATCTTGTTTTGAATTTACTAACGGATCCCCCTCAGATTCTGGCGGGTGAAAACCGGTATTCGTGTTGGATTTTGATGCATCAGATTTTGAACGGTCAGAATTTGATGTGTCAGATTTTGACGTGTCAGAATCTGACGCCTCAGCAGCAGCGCGCAGCTTGGCGATGTTCAACTGGTACATGTTCGATGTGTTGCGGTTTCCCTTGCGGCGCTGGGTGCTGCTGACCCAGCCGTCGGCCTCAAGTTTGCCAAGCGTGGTGCGCACGGTACTTTCTCCGGCACCCAGCTGGCGGGCAATGGTCGCAATAGACGGCCAGCACAGGCCCTCGTCAGAGCTAAAGTCAGCGAGGCGCGCCATAATGGCCACCGCCGATATTTTTAAACCGGCAGCCGCGCAACCATCCCAAACGTATGCGGATAACTTAACGCTCATAGAATCCTCGTGAACCTCTTACGGAATCTCTCAACCGGATAGGCGCATTCGTGCTCATACCCTTCTCGCATGTAGATGACTCGTTCGCCGGGTCTATCAAATCCCACGACGTGGACCAGAACGCCCCGCCAATCTTTGTAACGCCTGTCCAGCTTTTGGATTTCCTCTGACATGCGTCCACCTTCTTACGCTGTGCGGTCACGTAACCTACCCAACGGACGGCGAACTGGTAGTTGCACGGCACCCAGCTGCCACCTATCATCACTTCATACGAGAAAGAGCCACAGGTACTGCTAGGCACTGCCACACAGCGCATTTGCGGTATCCCAGCTTTTACGAGTAAACTGTTCATGCGTTATCTACTCCACACTGTTTAGTTAATGCACCCGAAGCCCCGAGCTGCACACTTGGGGCTTCAACCTTTCCGGCCTTCGACTTCTTGCTGAATAGCGCAATCACCGCCCGAACCTCTGCATCACGTGCCGCCAAATGGCGCTGGTGATAAGTCATGATTTCTGCGGCCTCTGCCGAATCAATCACACCGTCTTCAAGCGATGCCTGAATAATCATGTCGACGTGGCCACGATGTGCTGCTGTGCGCATGCTCCGGCTGAATAACTCAACCTGGTCCAGTTCATCCAATTGCGGGATGTCCACGAATAGACCGCCGCGGCGCTGGGCGAAATACTCAGCCAAAAAGCTGGTACCGCTCAGATCCTCGATGGCTTCCAACTCGGCCACTTCAAAAAAACGGCAGCCGTTTTTCTCGTACAAGTTGTTGTTGAACTGCGTTTCAGTCATGCCCAATCCACCAGCCATTGCAGAACGACCGCCGGGGGATGCTTTGCACATCGCTTTTACTGCTGTTTTGATGTCTACCATTTCGCTTTTCCTTCGGTAGTTATCGGGCCAGAACTTCTGGGTTAAGATTTCCGTAAATGTCTGGTCTGAGTTGATCCTTGGTAACAGCGCCGTCGGTTTCTTCTTCAAGGCGTTGAGCAAGCAAGAAACCTGCTTTTTTGTAGCCATTGAAAACCAGTCTTAGGTACCCGGTACTGCTGCCAACTTTTTTAGCCAGTGCGGATTGCTCTGGTTTTGTTAAAGCGTCCCAATAGTTTTTAATCATATGTACCTCCGAGATACATTATGCACTATTTAAATGAACCCGCAAGACACTTGTACCCTTCAGGTACAGGCAGTTTAATTAGGACATGAAAACAAACGACGAAATACGACGGGATAACGCGAGGAAACTTCGGGACAGTGCCGGAGGAAATTCTTCCTTTGCGGGCTTAATTGATCGTGAGCCAACCCAAGTCAGCAGGGTGATTGGAAAGAATCCTACGAAAAAAATCGGGGATGATTTGGCGCGCCATATAGAAAAGTGCTTTGATTTACCGGATGGTTGGCTAGACAGAGAGCATCAAGCGACAAATATTACCTCTGCACCTGATGTTACAGATACAGAACTAACTATTCAGATGGTGCCTGTTATTTCGTGGGTTCAAGCTGGTGCTTGGACTGATATTGGTTTTTCAGAGGTTGATTTGAGTTTATCCGAAACATATCCCTGTCCGGTCCCATGCGGCCCGATGACATATATCCTGCGAGTCATCGGTGATTCAATGATCGATGAATACAGACCGGGCGATATGATTTTCGTTGATCCTGAAGTTGCTCCTGTACACGGCGATGATGTGGTTGCACTCCTTTTAGAGTCTGGCGAGACCACATTTAAGAGACTTGTTGAAGATGGGGGGAGCAAATATTTGAAGGCCCTGAACAAAGGTTGGCCGGACCAATATGTTAAAATTGATGGAAATTGCTCAATAATTGGTACAGTTATTTTCTCAGGAAAACCAAGGCGTTACAGGGCATAGCCCAGTTTTCCATATAAAACCTGCTCCGGCAGGTTTTTTTTCGCCTTGACAATGTACCACCAAGATACATAATGTACTTAACAGGAACACTCGTAGCTTAATCTAAGTTCAAATAGCGAGAGTTTTCCTTAGGGTCCCAGTCATTAATATCGAAGCTTTCAAAAGTATAAGTTTCGTCCGGGACGTAAGGAGACACCAGCATTTGCACTGCTTGAGGGGTTTTCTCCAGCGTGATGAGGTTCTGAATGCAAAGAATGAGGTCTGGGATGGGAGTCGATCTGATGTTTTCGAAAGTCCAATTTGTTTGCTTGAAAACTAAATGGTGCAGGGCTTTGATGCCATCTAGAGGCTCGTAAATTGTTGCATTTTCGCGACGATATTCGTGCAAAACACTTTCAAGAATTAGGATCTGCGAGGTTCGAAGAAAGCCCTTAATTTCATCCGTTGTCTCGGCATGTCCATGAAACCACGGAATAGAGTGATTTTTAAGAACACGCGTTTTGATTAATTCAAAAAGCTTTACATAGTTTTCCAATTTCATCTCCTTATGGATTTTAGAAAGCTAAACATAGCACTACAGCCTGACGTGGAAAAGAAATCAGGCTCACAACGGCAAGGGCACTGGGGGTTGAGGAACTCACCAACAGGCAGGCAACTACCACAGTTGATCCAGTGCTCTTACCGTTGTGATGTGTACACCAGACCGGGCCAGCTTGTAGATGTGGTTGGTGAAATGGGCGAGGGCTCCGCATCAGCTCTCTTAGCTCTGACCGCTGGGAAAGACCGGCAAATAATTCAAAACTCATGCACCTGTCAGTTAGTACGGTGAGCATTTCAGGGCGAAAGACAGGATAGCCCGACTGGTATGCCAGTAGCAGCGCTGAGGAAACCGAGCGCGGTAGGCCGCATACGGTATGAAAACCCGGTTGGTGCCCGTTATCGCACCACACAACAGAGAAGATTTTGAGAGGGGTTACAGAGCAAAGCCTGATAAGCGGCGCTCGTAGTCTAAATCCGATAGCCGGTGACGATAACCAAGTCAGGATCACCCAAAACCGGTAGGGAGCGCTCGAAGTATGGGTTTATCACCCGAGCGCCCCGCTCAAAATCTTCTCTGTTGTGGCAAGCATCAGGGGATGGTCGGGTTACCCTGCCCGGTTGCGGTTTCGACTACCGCCGCCACACGCCTAATCGACGTGGAAAACCGATATTTGCTGTGTGTAGTTCTTGGCGACTGGCCTGATCCTTCAATCAACCAACACCAGGGGGAGTGAGGATAATGTTCTATCAGGTCAGTCGCCCCTTTTTTGCAGACATAGATAAGGGTTCGTTGGCCCCGTCCAGCACGCCCTGTGCATTCTCCGGCGGCCCTTATCTATGTGTGTGAGCAGATTTCTTTAAGCCCTGTGCAGGGGCATAAACAGGAGTAGTTAACGTGAAAGAACTTTGGTTTAAAAACTTGCTGATTTACCGCCTCAGCCGCGAAGTAGAGCTGAATGCCGAAGAAATGCAGCCGCAGCTCGAGCGCTTCATCTTCTCGCCGTGCGGTAGCCAAGATATGGCGAAAACTGGCTGGGTGTCTCCTATGGGGTCATTCGGCGGCGGCCAGCTGGTTCATTCAACCGGCAGCCAGCAGATTTTAATCTGCGCCAAGAAGGAAGAGAAAAACCTTCCGGCGTCAGTCATTAAGCAGGAGCTGCTGGCGAAGGTAGCCCAGTTGGAAAGTGAGCAACACCGCAAGCTGAAGAAGACAGAAAAGGACTCGTTGAAAGATGAGGTGCTGCATACCCTTCTGCCGCGCGCGTTCAGCCGCTACAGCCAAACCTTAGTCTGGATTGATGCGGTCAACGGCCTGATCATGGTCGCCGCTGGCAGCGCGAAAAAGGCCGAAGACGTTCTCGGCCTGCTCCGCAAAAGCATAGGCTCACTTCCAGTGGTGCCGCTGACCATGGAATCCCCTATCGAGCTGACGCTCACTGAATGGGTCCGTTCCGGCGTAACGCCAGCAGGATTCCAGCTGCAAGATGAAGCGGAACTGAAAGCCATTCTGGAAGAAGGCGGTACTATCCGCTGTAAGAAACAGTCTCTGGTCAGCGACGAGATAGGCAGCCATATCGAGAACGGCAAGCTCGTTACTCAGCTCTCAGTTGACTGGCAGGAGCGCATTAGCTTCCAGATCAACGACACCTTTTCCCTGAAAAAAATTAAGCCGAGCGATACGCTTATCGACCAGAACGACGATATTGACCGCGAAGATTTCGCTCAGCGCTTCGATGCCGATTTCCTGCTGGTTACCGGCGAATACTCAACCTTCATTTTTGCTTTGATTGCCGCGCTAGGCGGCGAAGCCAAAAGATAATTTAAACCTATCGAATTTGATTTATTGCCGTCACTGGCAAGGGACTCGCTCAACCTAAAAATGACGTGTGGAGTATTTTCATGACTGAAAAAAATAAAAAATCAGGCCAAATCAAGCGAGAAGGCAATGTCACCTTCGGTGATGCAAGCATCAATATCTGGGAAGAAGGACTTACCGGGAATTGGGCTGAGAGAGAGGCTTGGGAAGCAAAATTTAAGCATCAGGTTTTCAAGCGAATCTTACAGCAGCTTAATCGCCTTGGGTGGACATGCAAAGTTCCAGAAGTTGATACAAGAGACGTTGAGCATTACGGCTACAAAATCTCTATCGCTGCGGCACGCCGCGAAAGACTTTGCAATAAAGGTGACCTGCACGCTGATCTGAATATTTCTGGCCGTACCATCCAGTTGGAAATGTTTCAGAGCGTTAATGCTCCAGACCGGCCTGATCATGGCGGTCGATATCAATCTGATAAAGAACACCACATGCCATACGTGATGCGTCTAGAAATGGAACGTACTCGCCGCCGGATCCGTGACTATCTGTGCAATGTATTTGAGGGTTACGCGTTCAACTCAAAGTCTAGCGATGGCCGGAATACTAAGCGCGGGATCAATGGTGTAACAGCTTTGGAATTTATCGAAGGTTGTTACAAAACCAGCTCGCATTTCAAGGGTGACCCGTCGGCCATGACAGAGTACGACCAAAAGCACAATTCAACCTCGGCTGAAGGTCTGAAAGTCACTCACGGGCAGCGCGTCTGGTTCACCGATTATAAGGGCAGGATCTGCTCCGGCATTGCTTATTACAACATCAACAATATGTGGTGGGTTGTGTCAGGAAAATATGGCGTTAAAAACGAGTGTTGCCACTCTCTCTATGTTGTTCAACCTGAAAATATCCGGGTGAAGCGCAATGCGCACCAGCGTCGTCGTCGCCTTGAAGCTCTGCTTTCAGATGCTATCAAGGTCATGGATTTTAAGCGGGCGGAGGTCATCAAAAACTTAATTTTTAAACCTGCGGAGCCTTTATTCGTTCTTTGGAATGAAGAACACCAGCTCTATCACCGTAGCGGTTTCAGTGGGTATACGAAAAGCGCAGTTGACGCGGGAAAATTTACTCATGAAGAGATCAAGCGCTGGGGCAATGATTCCCACAATAAAGTTATGCCGTTGCAGGAGGCTGTATGAATGAGACATCCGCTAAACCTATTCTCGACATGTGCTGCGGCTCCCGCATGTTCTGGCTCGACAAGAAAGACGACCGCGCCGTATTCAGCGATAAGCGACGCGAGAACCACACACTTTGCGATGGGCGCAAGCTGGTAATCAATCCAGACGTGATCGCCGACTTCCGCGCGCTGCCGTTCGCTGACAATAGCTTTGCACAGGTCGTCTTCGATCCGCCGCACCTCGAGCGCGCTGGCGTGGAAGGTTGGATGCGTAAGAAATACGGCGCGCTGGATAAATCAACGTGGCGCGACGATATCGCCGCCGGGTTCCGCGAGGCCTTCAGGGTGCTGCGGCCACACGGCACTCTGGTTTTCAAATGGAACGAAACACAGATCCCAATCAGCCAAGTTATCGCGCTGACCGATCAGAAGCCGACCATCTGGCAGCGCACTGGCAAAGCCGATAAGACTCATTGGATTTTATTTCTTAAGGATGGTGAGTGACATGGCCGAGCGCCTCCCCCGCGTGCGTGGGGAATTCGTATCATATCCGGGGTTTTGGTGGTTCTCTCCACCAGCTCCTTCGGCACGACTGCCGACGGGCGTGAAAATGATTAACCTCTTCGAGGGCCGCTATTACGGCCGGGCAAGAGGCCGTAATAACCAATAGCAACTCTGTGTGCAGCAGAAATTAACCAGTGTGGAGTGAACTATGTCTGAACATTCTGAAACCAGCATTATTTCTGATTCCGATATTGAAGCGTTGACTGGGTACAAAATCCCAACAAAACAATGCGACGCACTCCGCACAGCGGGGATCTTCTTCATTGTAAGAAAGGATGGCCGTCCTCGTACAACTTGGCAGCATTTCAATGACCCAATGGGGCATCGTTTACAACCTGCTGCTCCTTCAATGCAGGAGCCAAATTTTGGAGCTATGGACTGATGGGAAGAAAACGCACAAACCCTGCCGATAACTGGATGCCCCCGCGGACTTGCCGGGGCCGCTCGGCATTTGAATTTAAGCCAAAGAATGGAGGCACCATCCGCCTTTGCGGTTTTGACTCATCCCCTGCGCAGGTTTGGGCAGCATACGAGGCGCTGATCAATGATAAGAAGGACGAGAATATTTTCGAGAGGTTAGTCTCCCAATTCTTTGATTCGGGCGACTTTATGGAACTAGCCAAAGATACTCAAAAGGATTACCGGAAATACTCGAAGAAGGTTCTGGCAGTTTTTGGGAAGATGCCCCCGGATAACATCCGACCTGAACACGTTCGAAAATACATGGATAAACGAGGCGTTAAGAGTCGCGTACAAGCCAACAGAGAAAAGACGTTTATGTCACGAGTTTTCCGTTGGGGGTATGAGCGCGGCAAGGTCAAAACGAATCCATGCAAAGGGGTTAAAAAGTTCAAAGAAGAGGCTAGGACAACCTACATTTTTGATGAGCAATATGATGCACTCTATAGCGTAGCTCCTACCTTAGTTAAGGTCGCTATGGAACTCTCTTACCTTTGCGTTGCTCGCCAGGCTGATGTGCTGAGTATGAAGAAAATGCAGCTCTTGGAAACTGGGATCATGATTAAGCAAAGTAAAACGGGTGTTGCTCAGATAAAGGCGTGGGGACCACGCTTAAGGGCGGCGATAGCACTTGCTGAAACACTTCCGATAAAGGCTGGCATGAGTAGCATATTCGTTCTTCACCAAGCGACAGGTGCTGGATACACGCGGGACGGGTTTAACAGCCGGTGGGCAAAAGCTAGGCAGGAGGCAATAGAGAAATTTCCCGAGCTGGACTTCGATTTTACCTTTCATGATTTGAAGGCAAAGGGGGTTTCAGACTTGGAAGGTTCACTGAATGAAAAACAGGCGATTTCAGGCCATAAATCTGCATCTCAGACCGCAAGATATGACAGGAAAATCGCGATTGTGCCGACTGTAGGGGAGCAATAATATTATGAAAGGGTATTATGAAAAGGCAGAAATAAAAAAACCACCCGAAGGTGGCTATAACGACATTACTACATATTGCTTTTGATTATTCAGCTAATTTTCCCATGGTACCCGGGACGAGACTTGAACTCGTACAGCCTAAGGCCGAGGGATT